GACCAGACCTCATACAGTTCCCAGGTCATTTTAGTTCACTTTTCTCCTATTAGGTTAAACAAACTTTTTCCAATCTCCATCGGGCGCCACCGCCCAACCAAGACGTTGAAGATCATTCCGGATCTCGTCGGTTATGCAACCTTCTGGTACATATCTTTTAGTTATTTCTAAATCAGCCAATTGTTCTTCGGTAAGTTCTTCGTTTTCTTTGTAGTGATCGTACAAACCAACATCTCGGATACCAGAACAATACCAATCTATGTAATCACCCTTTTGTTGCATATCTGCAATTATGCCTCCAGCAGAACGCCACGAAGCACCCCATTCCTCGCCTTTAAGTACAGGAATTACTTCCAACTTAATGAATCCATTGTTGCACATGGCTGCATATAAGTTTTGAGCATATGCATCGTCAACACGAACTTTCTCCAAAATCCAATCAGTGGTTAGGAGATCGTATTCCATATTGTTGATTCTGTGTTGTGGATTATTGAACTTATGTTTATGTTCGTTGATTATCTCTTCAAAAAGATTGAGATAATCTTCGTTGACAGGTTCGCCTGCATCTGCCTGACGCTTAACATATCCTTCTTTTTGGAAGGTATGTCGGTCAGGGCTTTTTGAAATCTTTGACATCGTTAATTGCGGATTTAATAGTCTCTGCGTAGTTCAGCGCCTGCTGTTCATTCATTGTAATAGTAGTTTCATGCTGAAGATAACCACGTGTTATCAAGGTCCAAATTTGTTGCCATCTATTCATAGACCACAGTGGAGATTTAACATTTACATATATGTTGACATTGATACCCACATCTTCAGCCTCAACCCAAACATTGTGCTCGTGATCGGGTTGACCGCAACCACAGACTACTTGATAGGATTTAGCAGTACCCCAATCTCCACTTTTTAATATACCTTCGGCTGGTACTTGTGCTTTCATTGTATAAATGGTCCGTCAAAAGTTTTAACATTAAGTCGGTTGCTATAGATGCTGTCTACTATCTTTAGATAGTCTTCTTCGTTCATTATAGTTCTATAAAAACTTAAAGCCTGTATAGCCATGATGGCAGCAATTTCTACAGCATCATATTCTTCTAACATGATTTGATTAAAGGCCATGTATTTGTTATATAGTTCTTCTTCTTTGTTTTCTGTCATCTTCATCTCTTTGATGTTTGTATTCTCGTTTTAACCACCATTTAAACTTTTGAAAATATTCTTCATGCGTGTATTTGGGCAAGTTGGCTTCGAAGTGCTCATCGCAATTAGTGTACCATAACTCTCTCACCCAAGTTCTAAACGCAGAATTTTTCATTTTAAGTCCATAGTGATTGTCTAACTTTGATTAATCGGATCATCATTTCTTCGTCTTCTTGTTCGTATTGTGCTTCCAACTCATGGCTCTTGTCAAGAGCAGTCTTGCACATTTCGGCTTCTTCTGTGGTCTTATCTTCCATATCAAGGAGATGATAACCTTTTTCACGTCGCAGATTGCAGTAGGCTGTCCATCCGCTGACATCATGAACGTCTGGACGATTTGGATAAACTTCCTTCCACCAACGATATAGTTCTAGTATTTCTTTAGCAGCCTTGGCCTGGTAGGTAGGCTCAGCCAGATGCTTCTCACCTTCTTCCAAAAACTCTTCGTTAGTTAGAGTCATTGCCCATTCTAGATAAGCAATGCCTGCTTCGGGAGAACGCCAGTTGCGATACCATCTGCGCCACCAAGGGTAACCATATTTTTTCTGATCTCCATCGCTCCAGACACAATAATGCCAGGCCTGTTCTATTTCAACAAAATCAACTAGTTCATTAAAAAGACATGGGAGAAAACGGTTCCCAACATCTGACCAAGCACCAGGCTTGATATCCCTAGGATGAGCAGTAAGAGCATGACTGCGAGTAACCCAACGGTTGTTAACATAGTATCTAACATCATTGATCCTTTCTGGAATCCAGCACCAAACATTTTGAATTTTATCCAAACCTTCTTCAGCGATCCACCAACGGATCGGATATTTGGCTTTAGCAGCCTTTTCCCACTCTGCCCATTCTTTTCCAGTACCGCACTTTATTTTAGTAGTACCTCGGATCCAATCGGCAAATGGAGAGCATGTCCAATAATCTCTCATTACAATTCCTTCTCAGACTTTATAGTCGAACACTTTAATTATACAATCTTTTAGGAAACCTGTCAAGATGCTTTGGTTTTGCCCCATTCTATCTTTAACCAAATTCTTTCCATAATATAATGTAAGATTGCTAATACTATATGTATGAGTACAGCATCGCCCAATCCTGTCCACAGGGCAGTGATCAGCATGGCTGCTATTCTATAACTGATTGTTCTTGCAATAGTTCTTTGATGTGTTTCTGTCATTCTAGTTCCTTATTATTTTTTCCGCAATGATGTTGACAAGGCGGAAATGGATTTGCTGAAACCCATGTATTTTCCAATATCTGTATAGCCTTGCTATTTTTGACATTGTCTATACTTACTATGTTTAAATCAATACTACTGATTTCTCCCCCAACTAGAGATTTAAAATCACTTAGATCAGGTTCGTTGGCCATTAGACAACAGGGAAAAAACAAACCTTCTGCATTAATATACGGTAAGATATTATCGGATTTACATTTTGGATCTATCATTTAGTTCTCTTACTATATCGTTTAATGATTTTGTTGGTCTAAGAAATTCAAAAGTATCGTATCTATTGCTTTCTATAACTGTAAATGAATCTAATTTTAATTTTTTTGATAGTTTATATGCTTCAAATACTGTGTCTTCGTTGTGTTTAAAAACGATATATCTCCAAAACACTTGACATTTTGAATTACTTTTTACAGTTGTTAATGCATCTAGGATACTTTGCCATTTACTGTTTTTTCTATATACATGATTATTAGATTCGACACCGTCTATGTTGAAATTGATTTTATCATGATTGTCTAATAACTTAGATAACTCAGCCCACCACTCTATTTTTCTTCCTGATCCGTTCGTATCTAAGTAGATTCTAATACCGGGATAGTTTGTTTTAAGTTGTTGAACTATCTCAATGAAATTTGGATGATAGATAGCATCTCCGTGATCACCACAAAAGTATACTAAATTAAATTCTCTAGCAGATTTGACTACAACATTGATATCGATATCAGAAATTTTTAATTTGTCTTTGGCATATGTTCTAGGACAGGCGGGACATGCCAGTTGGCATCTAGTAGTTGCTTCTATATGCAATTCTTTTATTGATCTTACAGTGGTGTTTTCTTTATGAGAATGTAGAGAAGTCAATTTTAAAACTTTCTTTGATACCCTGCTAGGTTGAGCATGATAGAATACTGCTCATAGGCTTTTTGGACAGCAGGATTTGACTGACGATGCCAACTTTCTTCACGTTCTTTTTCCATGAGCATAGAAAACATATCAGCGTCGCTGTAGCCGTGTTTATGGTTGCCAAAAAATCTCTGCTCCATTTCTACCAGAGCACGAAATCTGCTTTCGGGTATTTGAACTGTGTAGACTTTTTCTGTTTCATATTCTACAAAATCCTTGCTGATAATATCTGCTCGCAATGGATCTGTAAAATATCTAGGAGGATGGTACCTGGCCCTGCGTTTTTGATCATCTACGATTTGTATTTCGTAGTTTTTGCAAAACTGATCAACTTTTTCTTTCATTGTACAAGGCTTTCTGCTAAAGGAAATATTTCTGCAATTACTTTTGCACAAGCACGAGCAACTTCTTGATGCTCTAATTGTGTACCGTTAGCAGAACGAAGTTCAATAAAATGTATCCACGAACGTAAGGTACCATTCATGTATAGTTTGCTTTCTATTAATCCCTCAGGCAATACTGCACGAGCCTGTTCTTTGGCTATGCCCTTAGCGATAGCCCATTCGTAGGCGCTTTTGGCATAGTCGATGACCTGCTGTTGTTGACGTTCCCAATCTTTATGTAAGCGTTCGTCATCCGTTCCGACACTGTTCTGTCTGTTTTTTGGGTCTTGAAGTCGTGCTTCTCGCAGTATAAACGACAGGTCTTTAGTAGGGTCAGCATATCGCTGACTGAATTCTTGGAAGGAGAATGATCTATGACGTAATATCTGTCTTGCAATATCTCTTGTTGTGGTAATTTCGCAACAGGCGGAGACCATTTCAAGTGGGCTCCAGTGTTGGTGTTTGACCAAGTATCGGATGAGTTTTTCTGATGTCTCGGTGTTAAGTTGATTGCTGGGATTGGACACACGGGCGCAATACGCAATGAGTTCCTGCGCATCTGCGATGCCCATGTTTGCAAATTCTGATGTTGGTTGTGAATAGGATACCAAACGTACATTCATTATTTTTCCTTTGTAATGATATCAAAATTGACGATACACCGAGGACCGTTTCTAGGAATGCCTCCGCTATGTGTAATTAATCCGTCAAAGAAAACTAATCTGCCTTTTTTAGGTTCAACTTCTTTTATAATTTTACCTTCTTCATTGTAAAACGCAGTTGGGCCGTCTGCATTATTAATATAATAGAGACAAACAGAATGCGGAACATTAAAGTCAGTGTGAGGCTTATAATGAGAAAATTTAGTTTTATGTGGCACAGAAAGAAATATTCTTCCAGCCGCTATATCTTGCAATATCAAATTATTTTTATCACAAACCAACTGAGGTATCAATGTAAAATTATCTAGATATTCGCTAGTTCGACCACTGGATTTAAGAACATGAACTAAACTCAAAGGGGCAACACCATCTTCTATAGCAGTGCTTTCGTATTTGCATCGAAAATCAATCAACGGGTGTATACACTCGTCATCAACATCAGTACGTCCAAGCGTAGATAGTTCATAAAAATCTTGTAGATGTTTAGGAACTAGATCGTCATAAACTTTTAAAATCATGTTTCTTCATCAGGCTCATCAAAGCAAAGACTTTCCATAGTCTTGTAATGTTCATAGGCCTTTTTTAGTGCTTCGAACTTTTCTAATTTATCCGGATCAGGAACAAGTATAGCCATTCGCTGTTCCATCTTAGTCATAAACTCACTAAGACTTCGACCTTTGACCTTAATGTCCCCATCTCCCTTTATATTGATGCCGTCTGTGTCTATCACAACATTTGCTTGATTACTTAATCCAGAATTTATAGTGTAATTGGAACTAGGCCAACCATAACTATTATTCGTATTAATACCTGATATAACAGTGTGCCCATAACAGGTACTACCCGAGGAGTAGGTCATAGATGGACCTAACGTGATAATATCTGGAGATGTAAGACTATCTATAGAAATAGTTTCACAGGCAGCGCCATAGTTGCCGAGATCTATGGTCGTGTCGTTTGAAACTGCCTGTGCTTCTTCTAAGGATCCTTGCTGTTCCTTAGTTTGCATTTTACTTTGCCTTGGCTTCTTTGCGGGCGTTCTTCTCTGCAGTGATTTCGTTACGGCGAGCCTTTACACTCTTTGCTACTTCTTGTAGGGCCTTACGAGCACGAGTACCGGCTGCTGAATTGCCCGCTTGAAATTTTGCATCTTCTGCTAAGAATGTTTCGAAATCTGCTTTGAGTTGTTCTACTGTGTTTGACATAATTTTTTCCTTTTAGTTATGCGTCATTTACTTATAAATGTAAATGGTGTGGTCGGTAGGATTCGAACCTACAAAGGCTGTGACTAAGTCGGCGCCCCATTCCCAAGTGCGTTTCGCAACGGACCGGAGGTCTGCCATATTCCACTCACGACCACAAGTATATTATATAACCTTAAAGAATTAAGGTCAACTATTTCTAGATTAAATATTAACAGTTTATGACACACGAATTTCAAAATATACCATTTCAAAATATAATCAAGTTTGGACAGCGGACAATGTTAGATCGTCCTTTGTTTTCTGTCAGTTGGATTTTGGGCAGATTCTGCAATTATAATTGCTCATATTGTTGGCCGTATGCCCGTAGCGATCGAGTTGATCATCAAGAGCATGAAGTGTATATAAAGACCATAGACGAAATCAAACGCCAGGCAAGACAAAATGGATTCTCTGAATTCCATTGGAGTTTTAGTGGTGGGGAACCAACTGCTTATAAACGGTTACCAGAATTGATTAAACATTTAGACGATGGACCATTAACTCCGTATCAAAGCATACACATGACTACCAATCTTTCTCCAGGATCAAAATGGTGGAAGAATTGGTGCGACATAACAGCAGATCTTCAACGTAGAAGTATTACGGCTAGTTATCATTCAGAGTTTGCCAAGGAACAGGAATTCGGAGATAAGTGTCTACAGTTAATGAATGACAATGTTTTTGTTACTGTTAATCAAGTAATGGTGCCTGATCAGTTTTATGAACTCTATGATAGATGCAGTAGGCTTCACAGTCGCGGTATCAACGTAACACTTAAACCGCAAAGCGATCCTACTGCTAGTTCTGTTGTTAGCGGATATACAGATGATATGATGACTCTAATGCAAGTTGGCTTTCCGCAGAGATCCGACGGAGAAGATATCTATCAAATTGCACTGTACGATTCAGACAACACTGAATATCTATTCGATCAAGCAGAGCGATTTAATGCCTACGGTTTTAATAAATTTCAAGATTGGCGTTGCAATTCTGGATATCAAAGTGTTATAATAAGAAGCGAAGAAGTTAAAAGATCTTATAGTTGTCATGACCAACTATTAGGTACACTAACAGCAGGGTTCAACTTATTCAAAGAACCTAAAATCTGTATTACACCGTCATGCGTTAGTTCGGCGGATTCAAAAATACCAAAATGCAAATAGACACAGAACACTTACATCATTGGATGCGAGCAATACGCAACAGCAAAAATCCTATGCGCACCATGGATGCATTTTGGCGTGGCCAGATTCTTAGCAAAGAGTGGCTTATAAAAGAATTAAAAAATCAAAGACATCATGTAAAAGATTGTCCGTCTGTTGACATACATGGAGGTTGGGTGGGAACCTTAGCCAGTTTGTTGTTCCAAAGCGATTTACACATTTCTCATATTAATAGCATAGATATAGATCCAGATTGCAAAGACATAGCACTGGATATGAATCAAATAGAAATGGAGTCTGGAAAGTTTAATGCTATCACCGCAGACATGTGTTCCTTTTCTAGTACCGCAGATATAATTATTAATACTAGTTTCGAACATATCACCCAGGAACAGTATCTTATATGGCTTGAAAATATTCCTAAAAATAGTTTAATCGTATTACAAAGTAACAATTATAAAATACCGGAGCATATAAGAATAGCAGAAAATCTAGATCAGTTTAAGAGCCAGAGTCAATTAGCACCAATTTTATATGCCGGTGAATTAGATCTTCCTTTGTATACTAGATACATGATAATAGGTAAGAAATATGTTTAATTTTTCAGAATTAGATTCTGTGCATCTAGAGATTACCAACAACTGTCAGGCATCTTGTCCTATGTGTTCTAGAAACTTCAGAGGTGGACTAGATAATCCTTATATAAAAATCAACGAATGGTCGTTAGATGACTTTCAAAATATATTCACCGAGGAAGTTCTAGGTCAAATTAAAAATATCTACTTTTGTGGAAACTTCGGTGACCCTATAATCAATAATGATCTAGATCTAATGTGTGAATATGTCACAGCAATCAATCCTAATTTACAAATTAGAATTCATACTAATGGTGGTGCTAGATCTCAATCGTGGTGGAAATCGTTGGTAAAAAAATTACCTAAAAATCATTTTGTGATATTTGGTATAGATGGTTTAGAAGATACTCATCATCTATACAGGATAGGAACCACATATGAAAATGTCACACGTAATGCCAAAGCATTTATTGATGCTGGCGGCACAGCCGAATGGGTCTTTATAAAGTTTAAACACAATGAACATCAAGTCGACGAAGCAAGACAGAGAGCCAAAGATCTAGGATTTAGATTATTCACTGTGAAAAACAGCACTAGATTTTTAGAAGAAAAATCCAAAGTCGTAGATAAATCTGGCAATACCTTATATCACTTAGAACCGCCTAGCAATAATCAAGTGACATTGATAAGTCCAGATATGATCAAGAATTATAAAACTTGGGTGAGCGAATCCAAAATAGATTGTTATGTATTAAACAGTAAAGAAATATATATAGACGCTTATAAAAAAATATTTCCTTGTTGCTTTTTAGCATCAACTCCATACAACTATACAGAAACTTCTGATTTAACTTTCCCTGTTAGACAAGAAATTAAAAAACAATATTCCTTGCTGGTTGATTCTTTAGGCGGAATTGATCAATTAGATGCAGTAAATGTTGGTATTAAAAATGTTCTCAGTTCAACTACCTGGCAAACTGTTTGGGATTATTATTGGAATGATTACAAACTTATTGTATGTGCCAGAACCTGCGGGGTTAATGAAAAACAAACTATTTCAAAACCCAAAGATCAGTTTGTAGAAAGATCTGGATTGAATTAATTTCTAATTAAATCTAAAGTTACACAATGGAATCCGCCACCTAGCGTTCTTTCATGACGCATGGGTAACATGACACAGTCTATATTGTAGTCTTCTAATAACTTTCTTAATGGTTCTTGATGTTCTTCAACAACAATAAGATTTGGATTAATAGAAAACACATTCATATTCATCCATATACTAGCATTACAGTATCCGGGATAATGACCTATGTCTATAGGTTCAGGTGCCCATACAATGTCCCAACTTTGTAAAGGTTTAGGTAGTTGGCTTTTGTCTTTGATCCTGCTAGGATTCAACAACATCAAACCTTCTCGAAGAAAAGCAATAGTGCTGTCCAGATGCATATAACTGTAGATATTTTCTAAAGTATGCACCTTTGCTGAGTTACCTACTAGCGATTGTAGATACTCTGCACCTTTCTTATTGCCGCTGTTACTGACTAGATAATATAAATCGTCATTGCATCTTAAAACATTGGCTGCATCAAAACTAGGTTCAGTTTCATTTAGTGCAAGAACATCTTTGTTTTTTATACATGACGTGTTATATAATTCGTCTGTAAATTCTGGCCTTTGTATAATATAGTTTGCTTGGCTGCTATGATTTTTTAGATGTGTGTCTAAGGCTAGATATTCTAACCGACGAGACTTCAAAGGTTGGGGTGTGGCTAATATTAGATCTTTGTAAACTAATACACCATCTCTAGGACAATAATTGTAGTATTCCGGATCGATATTTTCTGGACGTAGTACAGTTACATTTTCTTCTTTAAGAAAGTTACAAAAAATTGCGGATAAGGACCTACAGGTATTTCACTGTCGTCTACTATATCAGCATAATTTACAGTGCGCAGACTGATATCCACATCCGGCACTTTAGCACCAGTAGCATCACCGACAATTACTGTTTTGAGTGTATCCCATTCATTCGAACTTAACATTTTGTAATTTGTATCCAATTAAATATACTTATGAGAAATTTTGGACACATCGAACCAACTTGGAATATTCAGCAATTTAAAGATCTAACATATAGATTTGATCCCGATCCTATTCTCTGTGACGAGTATTCTAAATATGGACACAGTTTAGATTCGATGAAATTTTATAACTGCTTTGAAACCGATATAGATTTTTCGTTATCTCAGATATTAGATAAGTTTGATCTAAAAGGCATGACAGCCGCAGTTAACTTTTTTACACCCGGTCAATATATTCCGTTGCATTCCGACAGATATGAAAAATATACAAAGATACATAACTTAAAAAATGCAGATTCAGTTGTTAGAATAGTTTTAATGTTAGAGGATAGTTCTCCGGGACAAGTATTACAGGTTAAAAATAAAGTTTACTGCGAATGGTCAGCGGGAGATTGGTTTTCGTGGAACGGTTATGACCCGCATGCTTTTTATAATCTCAGTAAAGAGAACAGATATGCATTACAGATAACTGGTTACAAATAATGATTCAAATATTCAATAATCAATTATCTTCTAACAATGTTAGATCTCTTTTAGACTATTTTCATGTAGATGATGAAACAGTCGACGCGAGACCGGATGTTAGAAGCAAACATCCTCAATGGGATAGTCAGTGGCCTAAACATATTATTAAAAATGTACTAGATAATATTTTAGATTACGATTATCGTGTAGAAGAAGTTGTGTTTTTTGATACCAAGATAAGTTATAGTTTACACGTTGACAGCGGCAAAATTGAAAGTTCGAGAAAAGGACATGTGATTATTTTTCCATTGTTTGTAGACGGAACAGGATCAACAGCACTATTTGATAATCATTGGCATTTAGATAGTACAAGATTCAGCAAAGTAAAAATAGAACCTTTTGAATATAATTTACCTAATCGTTTTGAAAGTTGGACCTATATTAAAGATCTTAGAATACTGCTGGATCAATGTTTAAATTCGCCTAAAACTATAAATGATTTTGTAGTAGATGAAGAATTTATATCTACTCTCCGATACCTAATAGATGCAAGACAGGATTTAAAAACAAGTAAAGTTGATGGACGATGTTATGATTACACGGATGTAGTAGGTTATGATTCACAATTAAAATTTAATGAACATATACATGATCAAAACTTCACGCATATTCCTATAGAAACTTTACACGGGCTGACATTGAATTCTATAATACATTGGAATGTTGGTAGTTGTTTTGCTTTTGAAAGAACCAGACTGCACAGCGCCTGCTCAGGGCATAATAAAAAAATAGGTTTAACTATTTTTACTCAACGATTTGATTGAGCATTTCCAATATTGATTTTTTCTTTGGTAGTGATAGGCTTTTCTAAAAAATTCTTCTTCAGTATGCTCTGATAAATCCTCATGCGATATTTCTACACACTCGGTATGTAGATCAAACAGATCTTTTATCACAGAATTATTTTTAGTTTGATAAACCAATGGATATGTTTTATTGTAGTCTATACACATTAGGTCATTGATCTCTATCAATTGTTTGTTGTTTATGTTATAGGCTTTATTGAGAAATTCAGACAATTCTTCAATAACCTGTTGTCTGTTTTTTTGGAAAAATATACAAGTTGCAGACTTATATTCCCAATAAGTCCTATCTATTCTTCTACCCCAGAATGTGCCATTGTTAATTACATCCTCTATATTAGATCTTGTAATAGCATGTTCATTATAAAACAAACCTTGTTTTCTTGTTTCAATATAATCTACAAGATCTAATATAAATTTTGTTTCCTTGATGCCCTGTTTCTTTAGATATTTCATTATATAATGTCCCCAACCATAGTAGTACATCACTATGGTCCAATGGGCGATCATATATCCGTCTAATACTTCTTGCGTGTTTAATACTCTAGTTGAATCTACAGTTCCCATAGTTTCTACAATATACGAACTCTCGTCGTCAACTGTTAACCAGAATGTGTCTAAAGGAACTTTCTTCTGTGAAAGTTTATGTTTTTCTAAATAATCGGAATTGCTCATTGGAGCATTAGGAGTAAGAGACAACGGATGAACCATTAGAAAGTGTTCTTGTCCCATGTCTATCAATTTTTGTAATCCATCTGTAAAACTTGTAATAGTTTCTTCTGGAAGAGGCCATATCAATTCTGAATAAGTCTTAATATCGTTCTTTTTATAAAAATCCATAGCATCTCTGATAGTATTCTCTGAGAGATTAAATCTATCTATAGCCGCTAGAGTATTGTCATTTAAACTTTGTAAAGCAAAAGTAATTCCTTTAAAAAGATTCGTGCCTGCATTCTTATCTAATAAGGCCATGCTTTTAATACGTTCGGAATTATTTTTCGCCCAGTCTATATCCCAGACCTTTGGGTATCCTGTTTTTAATTTTTTTTCAATGACATATTTCGTGATGTCTAGGTCTCTGTCAAACATACCCCAATTACTATCGCACACAGACACGTACTCAATTTGTCTTTCAGATATCCAATCAATTTCTTTATAAATTCTTTCTAAATCAAACATCTGTACTTTGTTCCAATAAGAATCGCCTATGTCACAGAATGTACAATGGTAAGGACACCCTCTCATAGTTTCTATAGTAACCTGCCATAAGAATTTTTGTTGGTTGCGTGTTTCGTATTGATCAATTATTTGATCATAGAATCCGGATAAAATAGGACTGGGTAAACTGTCTAAATCTTTTGTTCTTGTTACGCCTGAAATGATTTTTCCTGGTAAACTGATTCCTGAAAGTTCTTTAAAATTTCTAGTTTCTAAATTTTTTAGAATTACAGTTAATGCTCCTTCATTCTCGCCCAACACACCTATATCGAAATAAGGATGTTTTTTCAACAAGAAAGGATCTGTAGTACATACATCTGGTTTTTCAATTCGACTGACAAATGAATCTATGTTTTCTTTTTCTATTAATACTTCTTTCAAAGAGTATGTTTGTGCTACATATTCGTCAGAGATAGCGTCAAGCCAATGATAAGAAATTGCTAACGGTAAAAACTTATTAGGTCCGTAGTTGTCTACTACCTGTATAAGATATACATTTTTCATTTAATTAAAAATAGGAAGTAATGAAAGATCCGGATAATCAGAGTGCCCTATTTTTTTAGATTCTAAATCTTTTACTTTATTAAATTTTTCTATTCCTACAGCAGCAACTTCTGGAATCATATAATAGTGATATCCCATAGTAGAAATATTCTGTTCCGGCCAGTATATATTTCTATCTCTGCCGTCATAACTCATGCGTATTAATTGATTTTTAGTTTCTAAATCATCTACAAGTATCATTCCACCCCTGCCGATTCCTAGATGTTTATGAAATTGAAAACTAAGGCACATCATGGTATTGGGTATGTAACTGTTTGGTTTCCATAAAACAGCCGCATCTATGATATTTGTTCCAGGAAGAAAATAATAATCCTGCCATTGTTCGTTATTCCAACCCCATTTGATGCCTAACTTTTTTAGGGTCATTGGAACAGAAACATATGTATGTTTCGGACATAGGGTTTCTTTTATGTCTTGTAATCTAAGACACAGTTCGATACCGTGAGTACAACAGTCTACAGCCACAGCATATGGGGATCCAAAATAATCTGCGATTGTATTTTCAAATTCGGTTACTTTATCAAAGCTCATATTGTAATTATTCCGTTATTATCTGCACCAAAATTTTTTAGGTTAAATATTTGATCATGCCCATCATTGATCGATTAATTGAAAATTACGATGTAAAAAATCTCAACTCTGTGTTTAAAGACGCGAGCCCTGCACCTATGATAGTTTTGGACGACTTTTTTCCAGAAGACACGGCTAAGAGTCTCAGCAAAGAAATTGATTCCATAGACCAAGACCTTTGCAGAAAGTTTACTAGAAACGGAAGTTACATGGAAGAATGTAATAATCTATCATTGATGCCTTCAGCACAGGATGTTATAGGGCAACTGCATTCTCAGACTTTCATGAATTGGTTAAATCAAGTTACAGGTATAAATCATCTCATACCTGATCCTTATTTGATCGGAGCAGGTTATAGTAGAAGTTTCAAAGGTGATAGTCTTAAAAATCACATAGACTTTAATTGGAATGATACTATAAAACTATACAGAGCATTGACTCTGATAATTTATCTCAGTGAAGGGTGGCAAGAAGAATGGGGCGGAAATTTAGAATTTTCCAGTTTTGATAATCAAGATCAGATTAATAAAGTTTACATCAAATGGAATAGGGCAATAATTTGGCAACACCACGAAAGTTGTTTTCACGGATATCCAGAGCCAATAGATTGTCCTGCTGATCAATCCAGAAAGACTTTAAGACTGTTTTACTATGTTAGTAATCAGGAACCTTTAAAAGATCAACCTCCGCATAGAAGTTTATATTGGTACGATTTGCAAAATCAAAGACCAGTTGATGATAGGTCACATGAATAAAGTTAATTCAAATACAGAATGGGGAGCGTTGAAAGAGATAATTTTAGGTAGAGCAGACAATGCTAGTATACCTCGCACCAAAAACAAAGACATACATTGTGTTGATTATGCAAATTACGATTCAGTAGATGCATTGCCTGGGGGATATTATCCCCAACAACTCATAGAAGAAACGCAAGAAGATTTAGATCTTTTTCAACAACAACTAGAATCTCTAGGAATAAAAGTTTTACGACCAGATGTTTTAGATTTTGCTAAAACACATTCAACCAATGACTGGCAGTCCGAAGGCTACTATAATTACTGTCCTAGAGACAGTGCATTAGTTATAGGAGATATGATTATAGAAACTCCTATGCCTTTGAGATCTAGATACTTTGAAAACTTTGCCTATAGAAAAATCTTTAAACAGTATTTCGATGCCGGCAGTCGTTGGATATCTGCCCCTAAAGGACAATTACTAGATGAGTTATATGATAGAACTGATCTCAGTAAACCAACATTAACAGATTTTGAGCCGGCATTTGATGCTGCTAATGTGATTAAATGTGGTAAAGATATTTTCTTTTTAATTTCTAATTCTGGAAATAGGGTAGGTGCTAAGTGGTTGCAGTCTACTCTAGGAGATCGATATACGGTTCATATCTTAGATAGTATCTATGCCTATGTGCATTTAGATACAAGCATATTACCATTGAGTGCTGGCACTGTTTTATTGAATCCTGCTAGAGTTACCGAATCTAATCTTCCTGAATATTTTAGTTCGTGGAAAAAGATTTGGTCAGAAGAGCCTGTGGAAACACCTTACATAGAACATTGGGCTCCGGCCAGTCCTTGGTTAGGTATGAATGTGTTAAGTATTAACGATCGCACAGTGGCCGTAGAGCAGTCACAGACAGTTTTAATCAAACAGTTAGAGCGAGAAGGTTTTGATATCCTACCAGTTCGACTTAGACATTGTAGAACACTCAGTGGAGGACCACACTGCGTGACTTTAGATACAGTTAGAGATGATCACTATGGCGATTACCACTGAAAACTTAATAGATTGGAATATCGTTTTAGAATCTCTAACTCCCGGAAGAGGGGATCCTATCACTATGGACTTGGTATTAAACAAGTCTACGATAAAAGACACAAACTCTAAAGTCATGGATGCCTATACAACGATTTCACAAACATGGATAGATGCAGGCTATGATTTAAAAAATATCAAATGGTTTGATTATTATCCAGGCGAACACTTTGACAAACAAATAGAAACTATATTTGAGAATTTAGTAAACGCCAAGGCTCGAAGAGTTTGGATCAGCGAAATAATGCCAGGTAGATCTGCACCTTACCATTGGGACGTGGACGATCACGAGGAGTTTTGGCTCAGTGAAGGACCCTTGATCAGGTATACCTGTTTTATAGAAAAGCCTAGTTTTGGTCATATATTTGTTTTAGACAATCAACATTACTATAACGAGCCTCAACATTCTGTGATACAATGGAATGATCATAGAGCCTATCATGCAGGAACAAATTGTGGGCCCGAACCTTTTTATCTATTTCATTTTGTAGGAACACCAAGATGATAAACTATGTAGGTAACTCTAACAGTGTGATAAACTGGAGTGAATTAATTTCTATAGTAAAGGATCAGGAACCTGCTTACATAGGACCTAGCCATAGTAGAAATGATAATATTCCTGGAGTTCACGATGTCTTAGATATTTGGGATCGTGCTGGTTATGTTTTACAAAAGGACGGTGGAACAGCGGGTTGGGATATGTTTTTACCTGGGACAAATTTTGATAGAAGCATAGTTGATGTATTTGCAGAATTTGTCGGAGTAAAGACTTATAATAGTGCATGGATCAGTAGAGTCAATCCCGGAATGATAGTACCCTATCATTGGGATGTTCACGATAACGAAGAAGAATTATCTAAACTTCCTAATTTTAAAAGGTGGCATGCGCATATGTCTACCCCTCAATTTGGACATGCATTTTGCGCAGACGATAAATGCTTTTACAATCAAGAACAAGGTGCTACATATGAATGGAGCGACAGAAGGTTCTGGCACG